GAAACGACGTTCGCGCGCTGCTCGAGCGCGGCGACTTGAGCGGCGAGATGTCGTTTGGTTTCTACGTCGATCGCGACGAGTGGAACCCGCGACGCACCGAACGCACCGTCACCGCGGCTCGACTCGTCGAGCTCAGCGTTGTTGTCGATGCCGCGTACGGCGACAAGACCAATTCGAGCCTGCGGAGCGTGTCCGCGGCTGCAACGGAGGCCGCCCGTCTGCGGCTCGAAATCCACAAGCACAGGATGAAAGACCATGTCTGAAGAGTTGAACAACATCGAAAGCACCGTTCACGAGTACCGCAAGACCCTCGAGGGATTCGCCGCACGCACTGGTGCCAAGACGCACCACGTCGAAATCCGCGGTAGCGGCGAAGAGCGCGAGAAGATCGCGCGAATCGATGCCGACCTCGACGCCGTCGAGCGTGCAGCAAACGACCGTGCCGCACTTCGCGCTGCGCAAGAGCGCTTGAAGGCGCTCGAAGAAGAACGCGCACAACCGCAGTTCAGCGCACGCGCTCCGAAGGTTGCCGACGTCAAGCACGATCTCTCGTCGCCTGAATACGCCAAGCGTTGGCTCTCCGCCGTCGCGCGTGGCGATCAGGCCGAAATGCGTGCGCTCTCAACTGGCACCACTGGCGCCGGCATTCCGACCGATCTCGAGCGCCGCATTGTCGAGCGTATGTACATGGCCAACGTGCTCCGCACGATGGCGCCTGTGACCTCGATTGACTCGAAACGGACGATCACCGTTGAAGGCAACTTGCCAACGACGAACCTTGTGGCCGAAGCAAACGCGATCACTCCGAGCGATCCGACGTTCGGCACGGCGATTAGCGTGGTGCCATACAAGTACGTTTGCGCTACGCAGATGTCGCAAGAGTTCATCGAAGACGCGATCGGCCAAGGCGGCATCGGTAGCGGTCTCGACTGGTCGCTTCGCGCATCGGTCTTTCGATGGGCTTGAAGATGGAAGAGGCGTACACCATCGGTACGAACTCGAGCCAGCCTGAAGGCATCGCAGGATCGTCGGCAAGCAGCAAGATTACGACGGCGACCCAAGTCACCGACTTGGGTGGCGCAGCGATCACGACGGTGACGGGCGACAACGTCATTGACACTGTGCACCTCGTTGCGCCACAGTACCGCGCCTCGCCGCGTTTCTCGTGGTTCTTCTCCGATACGTTCTTGCGCGTCGTTCGCAAGTTGAAGGTGAATACCACTGACTACATTTGGAAGATTGGCGACAACGCTGGTCTCTCAGGTGGCGTGCCCGGAACCATCTACGGCATTCCGTATCGCGTTGGTCAATACGTGCCGACTGCAACGAGCAACGGCAACATCTTCGCCATCGTCGGCGACTTCAACTACTTCGAGATTTTCGACCGCACTGGCATGACGTCGCTCGTCGATCCGTACTCGGCGGCAAGCACGCACCAAGTCACTCTCTACACGTACGCGCGCACCGATTCCAAATTGATGCTCGCGAACGCGTTCGCTGCGATCACCTGCTGATATCAGCAGTTCACGAAGCGCTTTTTCTTACCTTGCTCGCGTTGGGGGGAAACCCCCAGCGCGGGTTTCATGGCTGCGACACCTATTCCGATCGACATTCTGAAGACGCGTTTACGCATTGACGTGGACGCCGATGATGTCATTCTCACGACGCTCTGCATCGCAGCCGGCGAAGTGATCGAGCGCGAAACTGGCGTCTCGCTTGCAAGCGAGTCGCGTACCGCGAAACTCGACAGGTGGCGCCGATTCGTGCTGCCAGTTCAACCCGTGGCGTCGGTCACGTCGGTGACGTACTACAACGGCAGCAACGTGCTCACGACGATGCCAACGGCAGATTGGTACGTCGACGACACCGACAGTCTGACTGCGTTGCAGTTCAAGGAAACGCCCGAGATATACGAAGGCACCTATCCGACCGTGACATACGTTGCCGGCTACGCGCAGGTGCCGCACGCGTTGCAGCAAGCAATTGTGGGGCTCGTTGGCGCGTGGTACGCCAACCCTGATGCAACCTCGGTGGCGTCGCTCGCCGAAGTGCCTTTGTCTCTCAAGTACATCTTGAACGCGTACAGCGCGCGTGGGGCGCTGCGATGATCGGTAGCGGCCGACTGCGTTTCCCTGCATCGGTGCTGCAACCGAGCGGCACGACCGACGATCTCGGCCAGCGCAGCGGCACGTTTAACGATCTCACTGCGGCAGCGCCGGGGAACCCGCCATTGTGGGTGGATCTCCGCACCGACTCGGCAGCCGAGCAACAGTACGCCGACGGCGTCGCAACGGTGAGGCGTGCCGAGATCCGATGCCGTTGGAACTCGCTCCAAAAGTGGGGCATTAACGAGACGTTTCGGCTCGTTGTTCGTGGCCGCACGTTCCGTATTGCTGGCATCACCAATCTCGATGAGCGCGACATGGTCGCCGTGATCGAAGCGGAGGAAGTCGTTTGAGCCTCGAAGCAGCCATCCGCAACATGCTCGACAACACGCCGCAACTCGCTGCGTATCCGATCACGCACGGGTATCGACCGCAACTGAGCACGCTGCCGGCGATCACGTACGAAGTAACCAGCAACGAGCGCAGCGCCGTAGCGCTCTACTGGCAAGCCGTCGTCGACGTTCGCGTGATCGCGACGACGACTGACGCGGCGCTCGATATTGCGGCGTTCGTTCCGAGCGCGTGCGATACAGGCACCTACAACGGGCTCGATTTCACCGCGGTGATGTTCGACGGCTACACCATTGACGCTGCGAGCGTCGGCGAAGGCGACGAACAACAACCCGCCGAAGTCTCGAACACAATCACGATTCACTACAAGGAATAACCCATGGCAGCACTTTCATCGGCGCTCGCGTCTTTTAGTTGGGCCGGAACCGCAGTAAACGGGCTCGGCACTGTGTCGATTCAATACGATGCGACAATGATCGACACGACCGACATTGCAACGGGCCCGCGCACGTACATTGTCGGAAACCGTGGCTGCACTGCGACCATTGACATGTTCTACGATCAGGGCAGTACGGCTATGGCTGCGATCGAAACCGCGATCAACAGCGGAAGCGGCAGTGCAGCGGCAGTTATCACGCTTTCTACTGGCATGACCTACAGCGGGCAGGCGTTTGTTCAATCGTTTAGCGCAACGGCTTCAACGAACGAAGTCATCCGCGCAAACTTCACCATTCAATACACCGGCACGATCACGATCGCATGAGCATTCGAGACGCACTCACTCTCAAGAATTGGCACGGCACGCTCCCCAACGGCGTCGCCGTCGAGCTGCGGCGGCCGTCGGCGCTCGATCTCATCGAGGCGCTTGACGTCTCTACCAAGACCCCTGAGCGACTTTCCGCGTGGATGGTCGCTCGGCATCTCGTTGAAAATGGCGCGCCAGTGTTCGCGAGCGTGGACGAAGCGCTTGCGGCTGACGCGTTCACGGTGCAGAAACTTTCAGCGCTGGTGGAGCGGCTCTACGCCGAAGGCCGGGACTAACTGACGCCGCACGTCGGGTGCTACGTGTGGCGTTCTCACTGACGAGCACCGATCTCGCTACGTTGAGCGTTGCAGCGCTGAACGTGGAAATGGATATTCCGGATTGGGACGGCATCCGACGTGAACTCGACCGCCGCAAAACGAGCCGGATTCAAGATCCAGTTCCGACCCTCGAAAGAGGATCTGGAGAAGATCGCAGCGATCGCGTCGGAACTTCCCAAGAAGATGCGAAAGAAGATCGTGCGCAAGGGACTGCGCAATTGGGGCGACGCGGTCAAGCGCACAATGAAAGCGCTGGCGTTGCCGAAAGCGAAGCGCACCAAACGAGATATCGCAGTCAAGACCAAGACCTACCGCAAGGGGATCATTTGGGCCGGCGTCGGCGTCCGCAAGGATGGCGCCCGCGTCGGTAAGCGCTCGCACTTTTACGACCAAGGCTGGCGTCCAGTGCGCAAGGGCTTGACGCTGACGAGCGACGGGCAAGTTGGATCGAAGCCGCCGCCGAAACTCGTGCGCAAGTGGAAAGGCAACAAGAACGCACGCATCGTGCCGTTCTCGCAGCGCCGCGGCTGGCGCCTCGGATTGAAGAAGAACGCCGCCTCACTCGGCACCCGCATCTATCGGCGGCTTTACATCACGCGCGCGGGACAGAAGCATCAAAACAGCATCGTGCACTACGTCAACGAATCGGTGAAGGAAGCACTACAGGAGTTACCACGTGGCTAGTCTTCCGAAAGTACACGTTCCCGTTGTCGTAACGACCGAAGGCGTTGACGCCGGATTGAAGGCAACCGAAGCCAAAATCAAAGCGTCGGCCAAGCGCATGGAGAAAGTCAGCGGAGCGCCAAGCGCAGCGCAAGGCGTGCTAAAAGCGGGCGCACAGTCTGCGCTTTCGCTCGGCGGCTTCGGTGCGATCGGCGGCGCCGCGGGCGCAGCCGGCACGGCTGGCATCGCGATCGCCGGCGCGTTGTCGCCGCTCATCGTGGCCGGACAAATCATGGAGACCATGAACAACGCGACCAGGGGCGCCAGCGAAGCGCTCGCGAAGTTCAAGACAACTGGCGAGCAAACCGTTGCCGCCAACAGCGTGATCCTCGAGCGGCTCGCGATCATGGAAAAGCAAATCGCAAGCACGAAGGGGAAGGGATTCATGGCTGGCTTCATCGGCGGCAGCGCCGACGTGAACACGGGCCGAGCCGGCGGCGCAGTCACGTGGGCTCAACAGATGCAAGAGGGCGCCACGATCGCGGGCGCGGGCCTCGGCGCATTCCTCAGCGGCAAGAGTCTCGAACAGATCCGCAACGAGATGGCGCTGAGTGTGGCAAACGAAGCGGGCGCAGCGCAGATCCAACAGCGCATGGCTGAACAACAGCGGATTGACATGGCCGAAGGACGTGGTGGAATGGCCGACGCTATCGGTGCGTGGATGATCCAAAACAGCACGGTGCTTACCAAACTGGTACAGGTGATGTCATGAGCGGAGCAGGAACCGTTTATTCGTGGAACGATCGCGTACTCGATCAGCGCGTTGCTGCGCTCGGTGCGGAAAGCGAGATCATCGTTTCGCGCATCATTCAGAAGCTAAACGGCGGCTCTATCAATGCCGTGACTGAGTATGAAGCCATGGTCACAGACGGAGCGTTGCCGATCGTGGATTACGACGCGTACGGCGCGCTCGGTTCGTGGCACCAGTTCTGCCGTGCTCGATCGGTCACGGTGCGCTTGCTCGAAGGTGGCAAGGCTGTAGATGCTCAAATCAGTTTCCGCACGAAGTACGTCATCTCGCCGTGCTCGACGACAACGCCGATCACGATGCTGCCGGCGCAGTTCTCGTTTGTGACCGCGTCGCGCAACCTCAAGTTGCATCGGATGAGTTGGACGACAAGTCCGCCGAACACGGCAAGCAACAGCACAGG